TGGGCCAAATAATGAATAAGCATCCCCTATACCAGCCTGATCAAAATCATCCACATAAAAACTTGTTTTAAGCGCTGATGTAGAAGGGATGGCAAATACCATGTATTTTGGTGTAAAAGCACTCCATAAAATATTTATAGTGTCATTTGAGTTGGCATAAACTTCATTTGCGCCAGATGCGGTAATTAAAGAAGCTGCGGCACCTGCAGTTAGTGGTGAATCTGAAATAAGCCAGAAATAAGGATAAGAGCTCCCAGTCTTATTACTTGCCACAATACCACTCCCCTGTATAGTTACATCATAAGTAGCGGCCTCGTTATAGGTCCGCTTCATAGGCATTGTGGTCATTACCCCTTTGCCGGAATAAACTACAGTAAAGAAGTCATCCTGAACAATGAATTTATAATACAAATACCCGGCATCATTGCCGGTTATCTCATTATAAAGCATATCCATTGTAAACCCGGAACCTGCTATACTGGCCAATCCTGAAATGTCAAGTGTATGATCAATTTTTCCTTTAAGAAATTCCCTGTATTTACCGCTCTCTGTACTTGTTTTCTCTAACGCTGCTCTATTAATAGTAAGTGTAACATCTCTCCCAACGGCAACGGGGATATAAACTCCGCTGCTAAGTACCTGAAGGATTATATTTTTACCCAGTATTACACTCATGATTGTTGATATAAATAGTTGAAAATATTTGTGAACATAGATTCTAGGAATGTATCTGAAGTATTCCAAACTTCTTCCAGTGTCCCGTTCCAACTTTGATCCTGGCAATCAAATTCACATTGCCCGAGAATAAAGTATTTACCTGGCAATTCATCAACGGTAAAAACATTCCCTAATCCTATTAACCCGTTTGAATCGGTATCTCCCTGGAAGCTGGCATCTATTTTTGTTCGTGTGCTGTCCGTTAACCACATCCATTCGATTGTTTGCCAGTAATGAAATAACCTTCCTATTGCAAGATTCCCGTAATTATTTACCCGCACTGTATAACTTCCAGCCGGCAATGGCGGTAACCCGACCAATGAAAATGCAAATTGATAGGTTTCTCCTGGTATATTAAATGTGTACCCTGGCATTGGACCAGCATGATTCATTATTGTTACATTAGCATCCCTGGGGCAACCGGCCATTAATGAATATTGAACACCCGCTACAAGTGTTCCTGAAACAGTTGAACCCTGGCTGTCGCCTGCTGAATCTTTCCAGTCTACGGATATACTCCCAGATGTGATATAATACAAAATCATATAATTGCCGTCATTTTCAGCTAAAACAATGGATCCAATTGTTGCAGCAGCAATTTGAGTACAGAAATCATTTACAATATCTACCGGATCGCTATATGTTGATGTAAATACATTTGTACCTATTGTCAAATAGTAAGTTCCACCCTGAACGCCAAGATTTGAGAAAGTTATTTTTTGTTCATAATTATACTCTGCTATAACACTATCATTTTCACCATTTAAACTAATTTGATTCGGGATTGTATAATTCCCGGAAGCAGAATAAGTGGAAAATGTACCTGTTATTAACGCCGAATTGCCACGGTACCAACTTTTCGTTAAAGTCAAGCCGTCCCCTAAAAACATTGCTCCCTGGATAGATACTGAAGGGGCATCTGAAATAGTTAATGATTTATTCAGGTATTTGCGAATATTTTTAATTTGGTTGGATTGATGATAATCCCCGATTATTGTTGTAAGTGAATTATTGATGTAATTGGTTACTGTTAAAGTAATGCCGTTTATATATATCAAATGGTTTTTTGCAGGGTTAACGTTAAACCCGGCTATTTGTATTTGCAACCACCCATTTGCAGGGAATGGAGGCATTAATGAAACAGGGCTATTTGCTGGCTGTTGAATCAATGAACTTAATTGAAAAGTATTCATACTCACCCCATCATTACTTAGTTGAGTTGGCACTATACCCCCGGAAGGGGATGCTGATTTTAACCATTTAAAATATCCATTTTGATTCCTTATATTCATCCAAAATAAGGCATAATAAGTGCCATCAGGTAGTTTTAAGTTTACCGCCATTGCTACTTCGGTATTCGTAACCCCTGCATCTGATCTCCAGTTAAATGAAAAATCAAACCTATCATTTTGTGAAACCAATACATCGTTTAGCTGAACATTTGGAGGTAAATTGTAAGGGCCGTACCTGGTTTCATATTGATCCATTACCAGGTATCTTTCTATTTCCAAATTATCCCTGCTATCCCATATTACTCTTATGTATGGAGGATATTTTGTAAATCCGGTGTATCCGTTTATTGTCCAATCCGGAAATGCGTATTCCTTTACTAAATAGGTTACCCCCTTGATATATGGACCATAACCCCAGCTGTTTACTGTGTAGCTTCTTTGTAAAGCCCCCAGAATCATCAAATCATTATTCAGGATCTGGAATGGGGTTTGCTTATAATCAAATTGGGCGTTTATATAATTATTCCCTCTAACCAAATATTTTCTTTGGCCAGCTCCGATAAATTTAACCGGATTGCTATTAGATATAGCAGTAAGGTTAATATTAGGGGCAACGGATGGAGTTGTAAAAGTTGCATCATATTGAACTCCCGGAATAACATTGTTATTATCTTTTAATTCAAACCAACGTGTAATATTCCAGCAGCCATTTGCCTGGTAAAGTGTGCATCCCCAATCTTTTAATATTACAGAAAGAATATCATAACAATTTTTTACTTTGTCAATTAATAAAACCGGGTTTAATGAATCATTTAATTCTTGCTGCGAGTTTTGTGTAATCAAAAATGTTTTACAATCTATAAAGGCTTGTGAAAATGGTTCCTTAGTATTACTCACCCCTTTATCCTGCATTCCGGCTTCAAATATGTTTACATAAATATTAGTAGGCAATTGGAGATAAGTATAATACAGGCAATATTTAAAAATAGTTAAAATTGATTGCTGAGAATAAATCAATGCACCGGATTCGTCAGTAAATGGAATATCTTTCAAAAGCCCCAGTCCATCCGTTGCCCGTAAAGAAATAATATTTGGTAAAGCCTGCATGTCTTCGGAGCAATCATCCAGGCTCAAAAAACCGCTCCAGGTTAAAACAGAATTTAAGTAGTAATCTACCCTGCAATTATTGTCGTAACCGTCAAAATCACTTAAATCAATAGATCCGTTGTTATAAAAACTTATATCAGCTTCACTACCCCTAATTGGATCGTTGGCATAATAATCCCCGGATTTGTAAGATATTTTTATTGGGGAATTAGCCCCTTCAACTGTAATAACAGGGCCTGCATAATCCTTTAACAGAATATTAATCAGCCCCGGTAAATCATCTGTAAACCGGGCAAAATTTATCTGGTATTTAATCCCATAACTCATTAATAACCCCTCCCTCTTGTTCTGTTTACTCGATCAATAACAATACCTAAATCATTCCCTCTTATCTCTGTTCTTGCCACAAACCCAGTATTATTTTGATTATTCCCATTAATCATTGAATTTAATCGGCTCAATGGTAATACCGCCTCTCGTTCTTTACCCTCTCCGATCATTGCCAAAGTTGCGCCTGTAGTGATACCACCAGTTGCAAGTTTAGGTGCGGCTGAAGACATAACAGTACCGAGCGCTACCAATCCAATACCCCCAATTAATAAAGTTGCCGGCTGCATAGTTGCCATTGCAATTTTTACAGCCTTTAATAATCCAGCTGCTGCAATCATTTGTTCCCCGAATTTTGTCAATACACTGCCAACGAGTTTAAATAAATCTTCCCCAAATGATTTTAAAAAACTACCACCATTAAGGCCTCGGCCTAACGCTTCCCCAAAATTTACCCCTATCTGTGTGCCTGCATCTTGTATATACTGATTAATTTTTTTATTCATTTCAATAAGCCGGGCCTGAAAAGCAACAAAATCTTCATTAGCTTTTTCAAGTTGCCTACCCATTGCGATGGCCCATGCTGGCATTTCAGTGCTTAATTTCTTTGCAATCACTTCAGTAGCCTTCATTACCTCAAGCTGGTGCATGAGCATTTTAATATTTTGTTCAGCTTTCACATTATCCAACTGCTCAAATGCTCTTTTTGAATTATCCCCGGTAACTGGCTTATTAATTACTGCCAGATACTTTTTAACAGCTTCCTCAATGGCATTTATTTTTTGTACGGACATATCCTTTCCGAATATCTTTTCTTCGATGGATATACCTTCCAATTTGCCAGATAAATCAGCCTGTATTTGTGGTATTACGGATTTATAAGCATCCCGAATTTTTTCTGCTTTAGCTTTAGCATCAGCATAAACTTTGTTTTTTTCATCTTCCTTGCCACCGAAAAAATTAAACCCATTTGTTTTTGCAATCTCCGCAGCTTTAGCCATCATCTTATCAGCTTCTTTCAACCACGGAGCGGCATCATCAGCGCCTTTCTTTTCAATTGCGGAATTAGTAGCATCTTTAATTTTGCCAATTGTACCTAATTGTTTTTCAAGTTCCTGGTTACTCATCCCTGGTTTAAACACATTAGCGGCAGCGGTACCTAAGTTTTTTTCGGCATCCATCTGTTTTTTAGCCGCTTCAAATGCATTCTTAGCCGCTTCATCCATCAACTTATTGGCAACTGATTTATACATTTGCATTTTAATATATGCATCTGCATTTTTAATCAGCTTTTCTTCAGCATCATTTAGGTTATTGGCATGGCCAACGGTTTTGCCAATTGTATCATTATACTCTTTTAATACTTCTTTTTTATCTAAAAACCCTTGTTTTGCAAGGGCAATATGTTCTTTTAAAGTGTCAACTTCTGTATAAGCTTTTACAAATTCTCCACGGCTTTCACTAATAACCTTACCTTCATTTTCAACTGAAAAACTTAAATCCTCAACTTCTTTTTTAGCTTCTTTGTGAGAACGCAACCACATAGCCAATGCGGTACCACCCGCCATAAGTAAGGTAGGCCAGGAAATCAAAGCACCGGAAGCCATAGAAAGGGCACTATTCCAGCTGCCCGTTTCCTCTTTGGCCATGGCTATTTTAGAAATTAAATTCGGGATGGCGTAAGTAAGTTCTGCTATTCCCCGGTTTGTATTGTATAGAAGTGAATGCGAATCCCTTACAACCCGGTTAAATGCCATCTGTGTAGACATGGCAGTTTCTGTAGGACCAACTAATCCGGATTGAGCATTTTGTAAGTTCTTTAATTCTTCTTCAGCGGCTTTCAGTTCACTTGTCCATAATCTTACCCCTGATTTTGTTGTGGAAATTTCAGCCTGCAGGGGCTTCATTACTTCGGTAGTGTATTCCGCTCCATTGGTAAACTTATCCCATTCAGCCAGTTTCAATGTATCATTTAACCCACCAATAGCATCCTGCGCCTCCGCCATCCTGTCCTTTGCTGCCTGGATGGCATCATTAAGCGAAGAAATATCACCGCCTATACTGACTACTAAACTTTCCTCAACTGCCATTTGATAACTTTTGATGTTCTAAAATGATGTTATACATTTCTTCAGTTGTCATGGGCGGTTCATCGGTCCCGTCCATTGGGAAAAACCTGCTAAAATCTTTTTCCGGTTTACTACTCCACATTGCCTGCATGATCCAACCCATAAACCGGGTATGCTCCCATTTCCTTATTTCCAGCTTATGATTGCCATTTACTTTACATTGGTAATCATATTCAGTTAGCGAATAAAAATCAAAAGGTGAAAGCCCTAATATTCCGTAGGCGTATTCGTGGACTTTAACCCAGTTTCTTCCATCGTCTGCGGATTCGGGGCTATCGGGCGAATCAGATTTTTTTTTTCTTCTACCTGATTGCTGATTGCCTTACTGGAAGCAAAAGCCTCGAATATAGGTTTCAGATTTTCGGTAATAGTTTTATTAATTACCCATTCATCCACCCAGTCAGATACTTCCTCAAATGTTTCCTCACAAACCGGCTCCGTGCCGTATGTCTTTACATACCGATTGCCGCATAGTCCGGCATAAATCATTTTAGTAGCCTGTAAGATATTGTCCTGTTCAATATTACTATTGGGGAATAAACTTTCCAGGGTCTTAATTGCATGCAGGTTAAATTTCAGCCCGCGGAGTTTATCCCCGAGCTGAATTTGTACATATCCATTCATATATTACGAATTAGTAAAACCGTTGATAAATTGGAAATCAACCGTAAATGTTACTGCTTTCCCGGTGTCCATTGCCTCAGAAAGTGATTTAATAAATACACTAGCTTTTTCATTACGATTCAGCGGAGCAGTTGCATTGTCCACCAGGCGAATCATAAAATGAGTGCCGGCTAACTGCAGGTTTTGCAATTCCAGATATGAACCATTTCCAGAACTTTCAGCAGCTAGTGTAGAGAATCCTTCGCATGAAAGTGAAGGGCTCATAAAGCTGTTTATAAATTCCTTGAATGAACCGGAACTGTCATTTGTAATATCAATATCCTCAGTGTCGTTTTTCCACGTTTTTTTAGTGGTTGACATGAGATATTTCCAAGTATTCCCGCTGTCTGTGGAATATTGTACTATTCCGACCTGACCAACAAATTTTTGTGAGGACATATTATTTTAATTTGATTGTGAAACAATTTGAAAAAACCTATACAATTTTGTTATATATACTTTGTCTTTTGCATCCATCGGCATTGTGTTGGTACTTACCAACTTAGTTTCAATCAATGTCAATGGTGCTGCCATATTGAAAGGCTGTGCCCTGGCATCAGTTATTAAACCTAAAATCTGATTACCTACCGTTTCAGCTGACTTTTTCCCCGTAACTAAAGAGCCGAATGCAACAACCTTTATCATGATCGTGCAGTTGTAAAGAAAAGGCCCGTCATTTTCATTCTGCTGCTCTGTTTGAGTGGAAAGCACTACATAAGGATTTGACGGGGTGGTAGTAACATTAAATTCATCGAAAATGTCGCATTGTAAAATGTTACTTAAAGCCCCATACCATCCTTGCCTTATATATGTTCCTACATCAAGCATTTTTTATTACATTTTTAATCCTTTCAATTAATACCGGCTGCTGTGCAACCAGGTTCGGGAAAAGAAAAGGCGCTGCTGGCATTCTACCCTTCCCATTTACATAAAATTGCATTGCATAATCCTGCAATTCTTTTGGCTGCCCTGCCAGATAAGCGGCTGCAAATTCACCAGTTCCAAATTCCACATAAGGAGCATAGAATTTATCAGCTACTATCTGCCTTTGTAAGAACACATCACGCACCACACTTATACTTTCTCTCAACCCCCCGCTTTCGCCTTTCACAGAACCAACAGGGCAATCAGTACGAGCATTTCCGGCAATATCTTCCGCACTTGCATCTAATTCATCATCAATCCCCTGTGCAATATCATTTTGCAACCTATCCAGCCTGCTAAAGACTGAATCCATACCTTTTATGTCTACCTGAAATCCCATTATTGCGCGTATATATATCCAAATCCCCAC